CAACGTGAAAACGTTTTCCATTGTTTTTCAGGGTCAGCACTTGTACAATCTATGAAGATCGTATCTCCTGCTGGTATCAACCAACGTAACCTAAGGACTTCGTAGAACCCACGTGGGATGGTTTTGAAGCCTTCAGTACCGGTCATCTGTTTATGCAGCGATCTACGTCTTCGATTCTGACGTACGTGATACCAGTCGTTTATCTGTCGTCTTGATTTACCAACACCAAACCCTACTTTCCACACCACCGTACCGTTAGGCATCTGTACCCATGGTTTGATAAACACTTTACATAGATGCTTACCTACCTTAATGGTAGATGTCAGTGTACGGCGGTGTGGTCTGTAAGTCATGCTCGGCGGTAGAATCGACGGTTGTAGTTACCTTCCCACACAATGTTCAGCAAGCTGATTGGGAAAGGAGTGTCTCCAATAATTGTAATTTTAAGGTTTTCATTACGTTGGTAGATTGGTACGTCATGAGTAGCAGATGCAGCCAAGTTAACGTTGTTCAACACATAGGTGTTGGGCAATGTAACATTAACCACATTACTCCAACTATCTTTACCAGTAATATCAACCTTGTAAGTGATAGGACCAGTCAGTCCTGTAGAAACCTTAATACGATGCAAGATCAAATCTGCAGTGTTATCTGCAACAGAACTTCGACCTTCAGTCTGCACAGCATAGAAAGTAGGTAGTTCAACAGTCATGTCATAGACATACCCGACAATCAGATCACGTCCACGGTAATCACCATTCAACGTAACTTGGTTGTTAGTAATAGCACTGTCTTCAAAGTAGTCAACAGAACCTTCAGCCTCATCGGTTGCAGAAATAACATCACCAATATAAGTACCAATAGCTACAACAGCTAGTTTTTTTCCAGTAATATGGTCAAACGGTAAAGTTACTGTGGTCTTCTTTGTAGAAGATGAGTAAGTTCTATATGGATTGATGTTGAACATATCTAGACATACGTCTGTTTTTTCACCCGTAGGCAAAGTCAGATAACCAGATTCACTAGCTTGTGTCAGGTCATACGATGTCAGATACACATTACTACCAGAGCTAGTTACAGCATAGTAGGTAGTTTTGTCGAAGAACTGCAAACGCAAGTCTCCAGTTAGTTTCCATTTGTACCACGTTTGAACTCTGTTATCGCCTTGTATAAAAAACCTGTGTTGATAAACAGTATTGCTGCCAGACTTACCAAGTGAAATAATAGACATAGCTGGTGAAGACACCATTGTATCTATATCACTAGGTACGTATTCAGGTACGTTTTGCGTAGCTTCGTCGATTGCTGCAGCTGCTTCTTTCTGAACGTTAAGCATCAAGAACAACTTGCTGTATAGATTAGATTTACTAATAAATGCTTGAGCTGTACCAACAGCAACAGCATCTACATCAGCGTCACATTCAAACGTACTAACTGTGTTGATTTTAGTTGTGGTAGGACTCAGAACGTCAGCATCGGTAGAAAGCAAGAACTGTTCATTAGGACCAAACACCAACAAACCTACACTACTAGCCAATGTATAGTTCAACGACACAGGACGTACAGAAGTAGCCTGGAGGTCGATAGGGTCATCAGCAGCAACCACCTGAGAGCTGTTAGCAAAGAAGTTAAAGTAATCACCAGCACGGCTCATGATCACAGCTTCGTTAGCTAGCAAGCCCAAACGGTTACGGTAGAAAAACATGTTGTTAATCTTTTTACCGATAAAGCTAGGGATAGGGTTAGTAGTGTTGTCACCTACCAATCGATCAGTCCAGTTTACAGGCTCATATTTAAACACACCATTAGCTTGACGCACAAGTTGGTGAGGCATGGTAGTCTCATCAATATCAAACTTAAGACCCGGAGCAATGGTTTCTTCCCAAACACCAGGACCGCGTGCATTGTTGTTACTGGTTTTAAACTCTACGTAAACATCATCAGCATTTACATCGTCACTGTTTGTGACTCTAACAATGTAACCATTTTCACATTGATTAGGGAGGCGTGAGGCTACGTTGATTTGCTCTTGGAAAGCAAAAAGACCTTCTTCTGAAGACGAGCCAGCAGTGCTGATTGTATGAGGTGCGGTTGTAGTAATGTAGATTCCAGGACCTACCTGCGTAGCTGTAAGACCAGCGATATTTGCCATAGCACTGGTCAATGAAGCAGCAATACTACCAGCGTCAAGAGTAGTACCTGAAACTGTATCAGGTGTGTTATGGGTAAATGTAAGGCCGTTAATTTTGACTGTATAGTCTGCATTATATGCAACAGTACGGATAACTACAAATGATTCGTTTGGCCGAGCCGGTGATGTAGTAGACTTCATAGCCGTAGTCTTGTTTTTATTCAAGACAAACGTATAGTCATTGATCGTAAGGATTTCAATATCCTCAGGATCAGCATCCTTTAGGTATGCACCAGCAGGGATGTTAGCAGCACCGATTGCACAGGCAGTAACCTCAGCATCGTAGTCACCTTTTTCAGTAGACTCAGTAGACAACGCTGTGTTATATGCAGTCTGGGCTGTACCCATAGCAGTCGTAGCTGTAGTAAGCTGACCAGAGGTATGTGTAGCAGCTACATCTTTTTCTACTTCATATACATTATAACCATCACGCTTGAACCACGGATAGTCATCTGTACGATCGTTGCCTAGGACATAACCTGTAGGCATTGCAACGCCTTTAGCGATAGACGCAACGTTAGCACCATCATCTTTGATGATACGTTGACCGTTGTCAATACGCTCAAGCACACCAGACTTTAGAGTCTCTTCGTAGTAACCATTCTTGTACGTAACATCTACGTCAAACAGGTTTACTTTAGTTTTGTTTTGACCGTCGTTAGCTTTCTGAAAATCAGACTGTGCTGTATGTAGGTCAGACAGTTCTGTATCAGTGGTTGACTGTGCTGTGTTGTATGTATCTAGATCACTCTTAAGATTAGTAATGTTACAGGTACTAGGCTGTCCAGTAGCAGCAGTGGTACCCATGTCCACAGCACGAGGTTTTCCATCGATCAAACTCCAGATACGGAACTGTCCGTCAGTGGTGTCGTACTGACAAACATACTTTTCATTTGCATCCCGAAGGATTGGAAACCAACGTCCACGTGCTTCGGCATCATAAAGTTCTGCTTCAAATTTACCACCTGGTCGCTTGAGCAGTCCGAGCGCATAATCAGGAAAGACGTTAGAAGCTTCTCTAACTTGACCCGGAAACTTAAGTTTGTCAGGTTGCTGGGATACACCCAGAAGCAAGTTAGGAATCCTTTGGGAAATAGTACTCATCGTGCAAGTGCGTTATATGGTTGATAGTTGTTGTAAGTATTCTCACCATCACGCCAACCAAAGATGCTATATTCACCTTGGTTACAGTCGTACTCAACTGCGGTGGCACGGGTTACAAGTTCTTGTTCTTGCAGTAGCTGGCTGAGCTGTGCTTCACCAACTGTTTTGATTGCAGACATACGTGCAGCTCGTGCTGTAATGTAGTTCTGAATCGGGGGCGGTACATCATCAAATTCATACAACCAAGTAATATCAGCCTTGATGTCTTGTTTGAATTTATATGTGTGATTGAGTCGGTCGTAGAGTTTCTTTCCACGTCGTACTACATCATAGTCATCACGATGTTGATCTTCATTTGTATCGACCTGCAAAGCATTGGTAGGATACAAGATCTCTTCAGTTGTAGAGTCGGGCTTGAGCGTGTAGTTGCGCTCCTGGTTGAACATCCAACCTTCACTTTGGACCTGCTTGTTTACTTCTCGCAGGGTGGTAAGCACGATAGCAACCTCAGGGTTCTGAAGGTCAAGCGTGGTGACAGGAGCCTGTCCCACGGAGCTTAGGATTTGATTGACAGCATCCAGTTCGGTGGACGCAGCATAGGTGACAGGCATAGTAGTAATAATTAAAAAAAAGGGATCCCGAAGGATCCCCGTATAAAAGAACTGATATGTATCAGCCGCCGTAACCAGCGTTGTTGGTAGCGGTTTGAACCGTACCGAACTGAGCAGGTGCAGTGGCAGTACCAGCGTACAGCTCAACGGCTGCAGCAGGGTTCAGGTA